AAGATCATCTGCGACAACAACATCACTGCCATGAACGCCATGGAACCCAACACGTTTGATGCCTGCATCACTGATCCGCCCTATGGCATGGACATCGCTGGTGTTGGCTGGGATCACAACGTGCCGCCTCGCGAGACCTGGGATGCTGTGTATCGCGTGCTCAAGCCTGGTGCGTTCGTGCTCAGCTTCTGTGCTCCGGAGTTCTATCACAGGATGGCAGTGAACGTGGAAGATGCAGGCTTCCGTCCATTAGACATGATCTTTTGGATGGTCACTACCAAGATGGCCAAGACCAACAGGCTCAAGCCCGCACATGAACCCATCTTCGTGGCACAAAAACCCTTGGAAGGCTCCATTGACAAGAACATGGAGAAGTGGGGTTGCGGCCGCATAAACACAGCGAACGCTCGTGTGCCCTGGGACGGCAAGCCTCCCACTGGCTGGGTCAAGGGTGGTAGCAAGCGCAGGGCCTTTGGCGGGGACGTGGCCAAGGCAGCTGATCAGGCAGTGATTGAAACAGAAGATGCCAATCCAAACGGTCGCTATCCCAGCAACATCGTGGGCCACTTTGATGACCCCTCGCATCAGAAATACTTCTACGCACCGCGTGTGAACCGCAAGGAGCGTGGGGAATACAACGATCATCCCACGCCCAAGCCCATCGATCTCATGCGCTATCTCTGCAGGATCTATAGCCCCGAGGGTGGCCTGGTGCTGGATCCCTTCAACGGTTCAGGCAGCACCGGCATAGGCGCGCTGCAGGAAGGTCGAGTGTTCATGGGCATCGACATGAGCCAGCACTACTGCGACATCGCAGAACAGCGCATCAAGGAACACCTCAAGTATCTCCCGGAGAAGCTGTTCAGCTACGAGTGATATATTCTCTGGAACATATTGGCAGCTTAAATAGTTGTTAATATACTGTTCATATTAGGAGAATAGCATGTACCATAAGATTAGCGACCTGACGCGCAAGGTCAGTGCGATGTATGATCTGTCGCTGAGACTGCACAGGCTCAAATACGACACGCCTGCAGATAAGCAGGATCATGTTTTGATCGATAACTTGGTGTTGGATCTACAGGCCATGGCCGGTGACATCTACAACGATCGCAGCCCCTATCCACGCCACATAGACGTGGATTTTGAGACTGCTGCGGTCTAGTTCACCATTCCCAGATCCACTGGTACCCTTGGTAGATCTGTTTCTTGCCTGTGCGAGCCATCCAATTGGCCACGAACGTGCCCTTGCCCACGTGGTTACCATCTTCCATGATGAGGTTATCGTCCACTGCTACCAGCGATCCTGGCTGCAGGGCGTTCTTGATGGCCAGCAGCTCAAAGATGTGATGCAGTGCGCTGGGCGCCCAGTTTGCGATGTCCAAGTCATAGCTGTCCAGATAGAGCACGTCTATCTTGCGACCTATCTTGCCATACATGGTCTCGGCTTCCTGGAGCCACGCCACGCTGTCACCACAGTAGATGTGAGCTCTCGCGCCTACCAGGGTGCGAGCAAAGCCAGCTGCTTTGTCGTCTATGTCCACGCTATTCAGCGTGCCTTCGTGGAGCTCACACATGGCATTGAACACCTGCGTGCTCTGGCCATCGCCGAACCAGTTGTCAGGCTGGCGAGTGCAGCCAGTCTCCACTATCAGTGGGTTCTTGGTGTTCTTGACCTTGTGGTACAGCAGCTCAAAACCCGGGCGTCGCTTGTCCAGCAGCGCAAACATGTCATCTAGCGTCACGTTAATCTCCTATCCTCTGCGCAAATTATGTCATCGCAGTGCCATGATCAAACAATTAAATAGTGTGATGGAACAGCAAGACAGCAACACAATGGTGCAGACCAGCAGCGTGGACGTGGAAGACATGACCGCTGCTGAGCAGGTGCGGCTGATGCTGCTGTTGGTCCAAGACATGCTTTAGGAGAAGATCATGGGTATCGGGATGAAATTAGCAGCAGTCATGGCCCTGATATTGGCCGTGGTATGTGGTTTAGGCTATTGGTATTATGAAGATCAGCAGGCACGCATGGCCATACTGCAGGAAAACAACGCCAAGCTCACGGTGGCAGTGCAGACCAACGAAGAGACCATCAAGGTCATGAAGGACCATGATGAGCAGCAGGCCAAACAGATCAACGAGCTGCAGGACGGTCTCAACAAGGCCACGCAGGACCGCATGGATCTGGAATCTAAGTTCCGCAACAAGGACATAGCAGGCATGGGCCGCAAGGATGCCAAGCTGCTGGAAGAAAAGATCAACAGGGCCACGCAGCGTGCCTTTGATGATCTAGAAAAGACCACAGGACTCACAGAACAGCTGCCAACAAACACAGGAGCCAAGAATGCCAAGTAAGATCAAGCTGGCCATGGCAGCATTGGTGCTGCCATTGGCCGCATGCTCCAGCATGCCACAGACACTGCAGGTCACTGCCAAGCCTGTGGAGATCGGCATCATACAGCCAATCGATCCACAGCCGGTGGACATGCTCAAGGTCACCAGCAAGGTTCTCACTGCCAGCAACATAGACGACTTCATCAAGCAGGCCAAGAAGGACCAAGGCACTGACAATCCAGTGTTCATTGCCTTGAGCACCCGCGACTATGAATCCCTGAGCCTCAACATACAGGAGCTCAAGCGCTATATCGTGCAGCAGCAGAGGATCATAGCCTACTACAAGAAGGCCACTGCGCCCAGAGATGTAACGCAGACGCAACAATGACCTGACAAAATAAATACCCCTGACGAACCAGGGGTATTTCATGATCAAGAGGCTGGATCCTAAACAAAACGCAGATGCTGCACCACCTCCCAAGGCAGTGGATGGTGTTGTCATAGACAGTGCCAATGATGATTCGCTGCATGTGCCAGCCAGCCAACCAGCAGCTCAGCAGCCCGCAGCAGCAACCACGGTGCCATCAGACACTAACCAAACAACTGCGGCCGCCTCTGCCAGCGTGACCACCGAACCCAACGGTTCGACCACGATAACCATGACACCCAGCAACAGCTACAGCGCAACACCTGCTCCTCCCATGAGCAGCACAGGTGCTGACCTTTCTGCCATCAGCGACATCAACAGTGACATCGTATCACGCAAGATGTCTTTGGAAGAAGCCAAGTTCCAGCTGGACAGCGACCGTGCCAAGCATAGCATGTACATGGAGATCCGCAAAGAGGACTTCCGTGAACAACAGCTCAGAGAAGAAGAAGAGCGCAATAGCCAAAAGGAAGGCGAACATTGGATGAAGAGCTATTGGCGTCCTGCCATGGGTTGGCTCTACATGCTGATCTGTGCCTTTGATTTCGTGATAGCACCCATGCTGACCATGGCAATGCCCGTGTTTCTCAAGAATCTTGGTGCCACCGCCATAACCTACACACAGTGGCAGAGCCTCACGCTGGCCAACGGTGGATTGATACATCTGGCCTTTGGCGCAATACTGGGCATCACAGCCTGGACCAGAGGCCAGGAAAAGATAGCCAAGATGGGCTAGTCCCTGCAGAACACAGGGATTCCATAAGCAGCCGTGAAAGCTTCAGCATCAGCTTCGGTGTTAACCAAGGGCTGCCCCTTGATGTTGAGGCTAGTGTTGACCAGCATGGGACATCCTGTGCTGTTGTACCAACGTACCAACAGCTCCCAGAGACTTGGATGCTGCGCTCTTCCCACCGTCTGTAGCCTGCTGGTACCATCCACATGCACTATACCAGGATAGATGTCAGGGTCCTTGCAGCGCACAGTGTACTGCATGTAGCTGTGATCCTGGCCCAGCACGTCAAAATAGCTGCCAGCCAGTTCTTCCAGTATCACAGGAGCGAACGGTCTGAATGCTTCGCGCTGCTTGGCCGTGTTCATCTTGTCCTTGATGTCAGGATCTCTGGGATCACCAAAGAGGCTGCGATTGCCCAGCGCTCTTGGTCCAAACTCTGCGCGACCATTGGCCACACCCACTATCTGTCCCAGTCCCAGCACTGCCAGCGTCCTATGCACAGGATAGTCACCTGGTATGTCATGTCCAAGATAGGGACCCTGCCACTTGATGTGCTCACCGTGGTATGCTAGAGCAGCACCAATGCTGTTACCAGCATCGCCGGGATTGGGCATGATCCAGATGCGGTCCCAGATATTGCTGTGGGTCAACGCACTGTTGGTCACGCAGTTCAGGGCACTGCCCCCGCTGAACACTAGATTGTTGCTGCCCACTAGGTCGCGAGCATGTGCACAGATACTGATCATGATCTTGGTGAATATGTTCTGCGCCGCAGCGGCTATGTCTGCTGTATTGTTTTCTCCGGGCAACCACCATTGGCAACCTCTGTGCAGATTGCGTCGCAATCTGAAGAAGGGCCAGTCAGTGGTGACTTCTATTATGTCATCACAGATCTGCTGCTCTAGCCTCTGAGGATCACCCAGCGCCGCTAGGCCCATCATGATGTATTCCTCTTCGTTGGGTTTGAACCCACAGCGCTGTGTCATGGCTGAGTAGAACAGTCCGAGGCTGTTGGGGTATCTGATGCTGGCACGCTTGCGCAGCTGGTCCCAGTGGCCTTCCCAGATGCTGAGAGTGTCCCATTCACCCACAGCATCTACCACAACGATAGCAGCGTCCCTGAAACCACTGGTGTAGTATCCGCCAGCAGCATGGCTGTGATGATGGCTTACTGTGCGGATAGGTGTGTGCTCCAAGAAGTTACCACGCAGCTGCTGGCGCGGACTGGCGCTAAATGCTTCTGACCATTGTCCAGCGTATATGGCACGAGTGTGCAGCAACCATGGTTTTTCATGCCATATGATCTGGTCTGGTTCACCGTGTGCGAATGCTTGGCGTATGAGCGGCCAACAGATATGCGGATCGTTCTTGTGCCTGCTATAGCGCTCCGCATGTGCGGCAAATGCTATCTCGCCCTGCTTGAGCACAGCGATGGCCGCGTCATGTCCACCAGCTGATATGCCCCAGGTTATCATAGGGCCTTGCATGTCTGATAGAATTCCATCATCTCAGGGAAGGTGGCAGCAAAGTCCAGACCACGCCGATGGCACAGCTTGTCCAGCTCTCGCACGAAAGCCTGCTGGTGCTCGCGCGGCTTGTGTGGATCTCTGATGCTCTTGGCCAGCCCGTCAAGCCAATCAGCGTAGGGCAGCCAGTCCCTGTGCACATCGTCGATCTGGTGCCTTCGGCGTGATCGCAGCAGATCGGCGCTGCGCTGCAGATAGCTGCCGTAGCTGGCAGGCAGCACTGACACGTTTAACCACTGAGGATACTGTATCTGCTGTGGGTTGATGCCTATCTCCGTGCTATGCGCATCAACCAGATCGGCCACCCAGGCAAAGAACGCAGGTGAATCGCTGACCGACAGCGCATTGTGGCTAGCAATGATGTCGATCCTGATGCGCCATGCTTCAGCATGCTCCTGCTTGAAACGCAGCAGGCGATTGAAGTTTGACTCGAAGCGCGTCCAGCTGAGGCCGGTGCGTATGAACTCTGCGCGTGCGCCCAGGCTCTCTTGGCTGATCTTGATCACCATGCGGGTCTGGCTGCTGCAGTCCAACAGCTTGCCGATGCAGTCCAGCCAGCGATCCATGTAGCGAGGAGGCGTGTTGAGATTGGTCACTGCTGACATGTACAGTGGCCGCGTGCGCCCCGCGCTGAGATACTTGGCAGTGATCCTCTCCATGTACTGGTAGTAGCGGTCAATGATCAAGGGCTCTCCACCTATGAAGTTGATGCATTCTGCCTGCTCATAGGCATAGCTCTCGAACCATTCCCAGAACAGCTGCTCGAACCGCGGATCAGTGTCCGGCAGCTCGCGGCGCAGCACGTCTGGCGTGACGTCGCCATGCTGCAGCGCTTCTGAAGCCCACTGGGTGCTGTAGTAGAGGTTGCAGTACATGCACTTGAGATCGCAGGTGCTGTCCAGCGATATCTCGATGAGGTTGGGCGATCGCAGGCGTGCTATCTCTGCCTGCTGCTGCGGTGTCAGTGACAGCAGCAGCTGTTCTATCTCCGTGGCTGACTTGCCTGGGAAGTAGTTGGTCCTTTCCACGTAGCTGGCCAGCCCACCCAGACCATTGCGCGGGCTGCCCACGCCGGCCTGCTCGGCCTCATAGCACTTGCTGCAGAACCTGTGTTTCTGGCCTCGCAGCAGCGCTGACTTCACCTCCAGCATGGGTTCGTGGTTGCTGAACAGATCCACGCCCTGCCTGTCCATGTCAGCATGTGATGGCTTGGACCAAGGTCCGCGGCAGCAGTTCTTGATCTTGCTGCCACTGAACATGATGTTGGGATAGTCCCAGGCAAAGCTGCAGGCTGTGTTGCGTATGTTACTTGCCATTACGGTCTCCAAACAGCTCAAAGTCGCTGTTGCTGTAGCCATCTAACAGATGGCGATCTTCATTGTCTCGCACTGGCACTATGGCCCAGGTGCAGTAGTTGGTAAAGTTTGGTATGGCCTTGAGCCTATCTTCGAATGCCAGCGTGTCGTCAGTGGTTCCGGGTTTCATCATCAGCTTTATCTCGAGATGTCCCACGCCTCGGTTGTGCTTGCTGAACTTCTGCTGTGTGACAGCATTTACCACTTCAAGGAACCTATCTTGGTTCCAGAACTCATAGTGAGCGCTGAGATTGAGATCACCGTAGTTGATCAGCTCGCTGTAGTATTCCGGTCGCCTGCTACCGTTGCTGTGCATGCTGAGATGATAGCCGCAGCTGTTGATGTATCTGCACCAGTCCAGGAAAGCCGAGTTAGCTGTTGGCTCTCCGCCGCTGATTATGAAGTTGCAGCGCCCTTGTCCTATGAACTTGTCCTGTATCCTCTGGGTAGCTGACATCAGCTCGTCCAAGCTCTTGTGAGCTTCGAAGTTATTGTGTATCTTAGGAGAACAGTAGCTGCAGTCAAAGTTGCAGCGCCTGCCTATCTCCCAGAACACCTGCTTCACGCTGCTGGCATGGGTGCGCTCCAGCGCGGCTATGTCTCGCAGCTGGTAGTCTCGCTTGCCTACTTCGGTTGCCAAGTCCTGCGTCCTGCGCAGCAGCTTGGCCAAATCGGGAGTGCGGCTCTTGGGAATGAAAAGATCGCTGCCGCACGAGCAAGTTGGTAGGTCACAGGTAGACCAGTGTGTGGGTATGGCAAAATCGTCAAAAACGTTGCCAAGCTTGCCACCTACCCTGCAGTTAGCACCATGCACCATGCCGTCTGAGTCGATGAACAGGTTCTCCACACCTACGCCACAGTGCCAACCTTTATAGTAGTTGAGCCTCTGTCCCACTATCTCGTCAGTGCTGAAGTCGCGCCACGTGCCGTCAGCAGCATAGGCTCGCAGTGGTTTACCCGGCGTGAAGTCCATTGATCTTCTCCTTGGTGCACATTATGTCAAAGTTGCAGTGGCAGCGGTTCTTGGTGCACAGCACCGGAGCTAGAGGTAGGTTCAGATCTTGGTCAAGCACATGACCTATGCTGCCACCCTCGCGGCACCATCCTCGGTATATCTTGCCGTCCATGTCCACGATGATGTTTTCTAGACCTGCCCAGCAGTGCCAGCCCTGCCAGCTGTTGACCTGCTGGCTGATGAACTTCTGCGGGGCCATGACCACTCGCTTGCCATCTGGACGTACCATGGCCATGGCACCTCGGTAGTTTTCAAACTGCCGATCATGAGTGATGTGCTTGCTGACCAGCTCATACTGCCTGTCGATGCGTTCCTGCTGCTCTGGTGCATAGGGATAGACTTCCTCACCAAAGTTGATCAGCAGTGGCTGCAGCGCCATGCTGATGTTGGTAATCTCCGTGAGCCGCACCGCAAAGTCATAGAGCTCATCAAAGCGATCCGGCAGCATCATGAGGTTAACGTGCGTGCGTATGCGCTGGCTGGTCATGGCTGCCACCTGCAGGAAGTGCGACTTGTCACCTGCTTCGGGATGGAAGCTGAGGCACACGTGGTCCACGTGATCCAAGATGTCTTCCCACCAGCGCAGGGTGCGAGAACTGTTGCTGATGAAACCTACCCTGCAGCCTCGAGCCTTGAGCCACTGGCAGAGATCTGGGAAGTGCTTCCACAGCGTGACTTCGCCGCCGGTGAACTCAAAGTATATGGTGCTCTTGTAGTGATCTATGATGCGTTCACAGAACTGCAGCACGCTGTCATAGTCATACCAACCATGGCTGCCATCATGCAGGCTCTTGGGGCAGTAGCTGCACTCAAAGTTACAGGTGTTGCCCATGCACCAGTTTACGTTGATTATCTTGGCCAACTCAGTGTTGGCATGTTCCAGGCGAGTGTAGCCGTTCAGTATGTCTGTGCTCATGTGATGCTTCTCGTGTTACCATAGGGTATCAGCTCTATGCCATCTGGCACTGTGGTACTGCGCCATGGATCCACCACCACGCTGCCCTGAGCAATCTGTTCCATCTCTGTTGTGTAATAGCGCTGATGTGCCAGCAGATACACAGCTGGGGCCAGGCTGATCGCATCATAGCTGACCACAGCACCTCTGGACTCGCAGCAGTGTCCAACCAGCAGGCTATAGCTGCCGTCTGTGTGATCCACGCCCTGCTTGTAGCTCTTGCCCAGTATGACCACGGGTAGGTTGTGGCTGACCAGCTCGCGTGCTAGGTTGTCGGCCTGCACTTCGCGAGCACGCATGATGCCGTCAAACAGATCATAGCCCAGGTCCAAGCGCTGGGCCAACCAGCGCAGTGCTATGTTGTCTCTGGGATGGCAGGGTCCACCGTCGCCCATGCCTGGTTTCATGTAGGCCGGACCCATGATCCTCTGCGTGCTGTCTGCCAGCGCACGGGCAACCAAGTCGCTGTCCATGTTACCCACTCTCTCGGCCACGTCCTGTATCATGTTGACCAGGCCAATCTTGGCTGAGATGAAGGTGTTGTAGAAGATCTTGATGGCTTCCATCTCTTCCCAGGTGCCTGTGATCACCCTGGGATCGTTCTGCATCATGGGCGCATAGAATGCCCTGAGCTGTTCCACGGCAGCATCTTCTGTGCCAGTGGCCGTGCCGATCAGTATCATCTCTGGATGGACCATGTCGTGTGCCACGGTGCCCATGGCTATGAGATAGGGATTGTAGACCAAGTTGGTCTTGCTGATATGCCTAGCCAGCTGCCTGCGTAGCGTGCCTGGCAGCACTGTGCTGATCAGCACCACTGTTGTGTTTTCGATGTCACAGTGTTCTAGCTGCTGCAGCACAGCGATCACGGTGCTGTAATCAAAATCCTTGCTGGGCAAGTGGCTGGTGGGAGCACTGCCATCGTAGGCCGGGTCGTGCGGTGTTGGCACTGCTATGAACAGTATCTCGCTGTGAGCAGCCACTTCGGCCAAGGTGCCCAGCTTGACACGTTCAGTGGTCACTGGTCGTATGTCAGTGCCCATGACATCATGTGTTCTTGCCATGGCCTCTGCCACAGGCAAGCCCAGCTTGCCCAAACCTATCATACCCACGCGCATGTCTGTCCTCCGGCTATGAGATAATTATGCGGTTCGCGCGGCCAGTTCAGCAAGTGTTAACATGGTCCTATGTGATATTCTGCCGCATATTCTCTGGGATCGATGCCCATAGCCAAGCAGTGGGCCAGCCTTGCTTGCTGCGAAAGGCCTGTCCATTCATGCTGCAGGGTACTCAACAACCCGCTGTCATGCTGCGGTGCATGGCCCACGTTTGGACGCACGAACCGTGACAATAACCACGGTATCTGCCTTGGTTCAAGCCCTAGATCCACGCAGTATTGCCACAGTATGCAGTGATTGAAGCTGATGTCACTGCGTGGTCTCAGGTGCCTTTGGCACCATATACCCATGGTGGTTGGTTCGGCAGCAAACAAGTGATCCTCCATGCCAGGCATCACACTGTCATACCAGGGATTCTCCAGCTTGGTGGTGTAGATCTCTCCCTGCCGAGGCAGGCTAATCTTGATCTCAGTGGGCGATATCCAGATATCTGATCTGGTATCGATGATCATGTCATAGTCAATGCCAGTGGCCTTCATAGCTTTATAACAACGCAGCGATTGCCAGCTAGGCGCAGTAGCGCTGTTGATGTTGTCTGCGATATCCCAATGCTCGGGACCTGTTAGCTCCGCATGCATGATCTGCATGTCTCTGTAAGCATCGAAATCTCTGCAGCTGTCTGTGCGCCATTGGCAGATATAGTAGTGGGTTTGGTCACAGATGGCTGACATGGTCTGGGTCATGGCGTTGCGAGTCTGATCCCAGGTACGCCTGTGGCCTCTGAGAAAAACAGCTGCTCTCATCGCTGCGTCAACCAATCACAGATATGATCAGCCCACAGTCGATGGCCCAGCTCGTTGGGATGGCTGATCAGCAGAACTTCTCTGGGATCACGGTCTCCGATTATGTGATTGTGAAACGTGGCCAGAGGTTGATCCTTGTGCATGAATCGATCACCGTCTATCAGCTGCCATATCTGCCTGTCTGCGTCGCTGATCTTCAGCTCGTGCTGGACCTGATACTGCTGATCATTCCATTCGGTGATCAGCTGCTGATGATGGTGGTATATGGCCTGAAACATGAAGTATTCAACGCCTGCGGCCTCTAGCAGCTGCTGAGCACGATGTATGGTGTTGATATAGCGATGCATGTATTCCGCAGCATGCCACCAATACCGCACGTATTCTCTGCTGAACCTGTTGATTGCAGCATGCTTGTAGGTGTGAGTCCACATGGGATACATGGTCAACCACCCCCGATCGACGCAGCTGGGATCATCCACGTCATGGAACCAAAAATCTCTGCGTTCAGGGCTGGTCCAACCTATGGCTACTAGATCCCTGCTCGGGTCCTGGCCCTGCAGATATCCCTGTGTGATCAGCCACTCGGTGAGACTGCGCAGAATGGTGTCATTGCTGCAGCCAGGCCAAGCTAGATTTATCACGTCATCTCTGCCAATGGCACGACCGAGGCAGCTGCTCCACACATGCTCAAGCCTATAGCCACTGTCTCGATGGTCAAAGTCCTCGCGCAAGCCTGGTATGCTTGGGTCTCGCAGCTCGCTGCCCCAGGTCCAGCTGTCGCCAAATGCTATGAGCCTGGCCGTGCTCATCTGTAGATGAACGGATCGCGCTTGCGCAGCTCAGACATGCGCTGTTGGTATCTGCGCCAGCTACGCCAGCGCCGGTATGGGGACAAAAGCCAATCAAGCAATCTCATGTATCCTCCTCTTGTGTAACACCTGTTTCCTGCCATACCAAACTATCTGTCGCGCCCAGTCTTGGCTGCTGCGGGGATAGGATGCGGACTCAAAGCTCACGGATACTGGTTGCCGTAGCACTGGACCTGGCGTGCAGCGCAGCGCGGCAGTGATCATGCTGGGTATGTCATGGCCATAGCTGTGTGCTTCATCTGTCTCGTGATCGGGTCCCAGTATCCACTGCTGCTGGAAGTGCACTGCGTCTGCGATGTGATCATCGGTCATCCAATCACGCAGGAAAGGCACAAGCTCAGCATAGAAACGAGTGCTGTCTGATCGCAGCTGCAGGAATGTCAGCTCTTCAACTGGCCAGTTGATGTCACCGAAACGGCTATCGCTCTGGCCCAGATCCTCGGCGCCATCCAGCATGCGATCCAGCGTGTGATCGATCCTAGCAATCTGTGCGCCCAGCAGTGTGGGTTGGTCACGGTGTGCTCGCAGCAAGCGCTCATAGAACTCGGTATAGCTGCCGTTCACTCGCCAATAGTCCATGGCCAGATACTGAGTGAGACCAAGGCAATGCAGTGCCTGCACGATCCAGCTGATCCTATAGGCAGCTCGCCAATCGTCATGAGGCATGCTGCTGGTCGCGATCACTATGTCATTGTATTCCGGTATCTCATCTGGACGAGTGCTGCTGTGATTGTCCATCAGAGGTACACGCTGCTTTCGTATGCCCTGCTCAGCCATGTGTCTGGGATCTGCCATCTCTGAATTGCGCAGCACCATGCAGGTGTAGATCACTAGGTTGTCGTGCTGCCCACCCTGTAACAGTGTCTCGATGCCCTGTTTATAGCTGTGCAGCGTCTCGCCCGGCAGGCCTATTATCAGTTCTGTGTAGGTTGCTATGTTCTGCTGCCTATAGCGATCAACCAGGGGTCGGAAGTCTTCGATGGCTATGTTCTTGCGCTTGATGATCCCCAATGTGTGTGGATCCATGCTCTGCATGCTCAGCGTCACACCCTTGCTCATGCCAGCATCGTTCAGCAGCTTGGCTATGTCAAAGACCTTTTGATCGCTGCGCTTGGCATAGCTGGCACGGAACTTCTGAGGATAGCCCCACTGCTGCTTGGTTTTCACCATCTCAGCAGTGATGTCCAGATCGCGAGCATAGATTCCATAGTTGGCGTCGCAGTTGTAGAGCAGATCGATACGGTTGGTGCCAAACCAAGAAAGTTCGCTGACCAAGCGAGCTGTGTCAAACTGCCGTATCTTGGTGTACACAGCTGATCCCCAGTCGCAGAAGGTACAGCTGTAGGGGCAGCCTCTATGTGTCTCTTGGCTGGCATGCCAAGCTATCTGCGGATTTTCTCGGATCAGCTTAGCGAACAACCCACTGAGATAAGGGCTTGGTAGCACTGAGAGATCTGCTAGGCGCGCACGAGATTCTGTTTTGTGAGCCACACCATCTCGCAGATAGCTGATGCCCTGCACACCAGCAGGATCACCACCATCTCTGATCACTCGCAGCAGTTCCACGAAAGTGATCTCGCCTTCGTCATGCACCAGATAGTCAGCAACCGTGATCTCGGAATCAAAACCACTGCTGGGCACTTCTGGTCCACCCAGTACTATCACGCAGCTGGGATATCTCTGCTTCACCAGCTTGGCCAGTGCCATGTTGTAGTTCCAGTTCCACAGATAGCAGCTGAGAGCCAGCACGTCTGGGTCCACCATGCGATCAGCCGCAGTGTCCAAGGGTTCGCGAAGGAACAGCAGGCCGCCCAGCTCATAGCTGTGTGCGATGTCAGGCTGGCTTGCTGCGTAGCTCCACAGCATGCCCACTGAATAGGGCAGGAAGGCCTGCCCACCAAAGCTGTTGTTGATCTGCGAGAGATAGAGTTTCTTCATCAGCTGTTTAGTCCACGATAGGCAGCAAGGAACTGCTGATGGTGGCTGCTGTTGAACCAATCCATGCCGCAGAACAGCTGTTGGTTGTGCTCGCAGACTTCTCGGCAGCGCATCCACCAGTGCAGCTTGTCCCTGTGCCACCGTGCTTCGCGCAGGTTCTGCAGTATCAGCTCCAACCTGGCTAGATCGGTTTGGCTGTCATAGATCTCGTCCCAGAGGCAGCCATAGGTTTCGAAGCCCCAGCTGCGCAGCAGTGCCAGCGTGTTCTGGTGACCCCAGACCATGAACGGCTGCAGCGCCCAGATTGGTTTCCACAGCTTTTCGCTGATGAACAGATTGTGTGGCTCGTCAAAGGCATGGGTCTCGTTGATCACGCTGAACCAGCTGTTGGTGTAGATGCTGGTATTGATGTGCATGGCCTTGTTGTTGCCAAAGTCTGCGTCATCCACTATCAGTGGCAGCGTGGCCTGAGCCTTGTTGATCACAGCTTCCGGCACGCCCCAGTCTGGCCAGCCATGATACCATAGCTGGTTGTGGCTGACCAGGCCTTCCTGATGTAGGTCTGACTCGATCAGCTTCATGACCATGAGCTCGCGGTGCTGCCTGCTGACCCTGTTGAGGCAGTTGTAAAGGCTGATTGGCCTGCCGTCTCGCTTGGCAGCTATCTGATCTTCCCAGGTTAGTCGCGTGCTGTTTCGTAGGTTCAGCTGCTGCATGTACAGCAGGTGCGGGAATCCAATGATGGTGATGCGAGCCCTGATGCCAAGACCGTCGCACCATTCAGCATAGCCTCTGTGATCAAGATCATTGCCAGTGAGAAAGCACAGCGAGCTGGGAGGCAGCGCATACTCTGCACAGCACTGATGCAGATACTCATAGAGCCTCGGTTCATAGAAACCTTCGTTGAGATTGTCTATGACCAACAGCGCACGGCCCTGCTGAGCATCGGCCATGACCTCTGGCGGCACGTGGTTGAGAAAGCAGTCGAATCCAGCTTGGTTGCCCTGCCAGCCGGTCCAATACTGCGCATCCTGCCACGTGCCTATGTTGTAGGCATAGTTGCGTGGACGATCGGCGACGCTGCTGTGCTGCCATACCACGTCGGATCGGTTCCAAAAGTTGTTGCGCCAGTAATGGAAGAAATTGGCAATGGGAAACCTACCAGTTACCAAGTGATCTCTCACACCCAGGGTGGTCACTGGGCAGGCCGTCATGGTCCTGAACCTTGTGGGATCGTCAAACACCCAGTGCACGGTCATGGTCGCAGCTCCCAGAGCTGGGGTAAGTGATCAGCCATGGCCCTGTTCTTGAGCCGATCTATCTCGCCAGCGTCATGCCAGAACTGAAGCCACAGGTCAGTGGGCCATCCGGGGTTGCGATGAGCAGACACCGAGTCACTGCTTTGGTCCATGTGGTTCAGTGCCGCTATCCAGGATGCGTGATATTGATGCTGCTGCATGCCCTCCAGCGCGGCTAGTATCTGATCACGCACCGTGCGCTTGGCACTGTCTGGCAGCAGCCTCACGTCTTGGTAGCTGGGATGATAGACCACGTTCACGAATGGCAGCCCTTCCAGTCCAGGCCTTTGCCTGCACCATGTTATCAGCTCAGCAGCACTGAAACAGTTGTATAGACCGAACGTGGTGTGTATGTCGATCTTCATGGTCTCTTGGTGCTTTGCTATGCTCAGTAGCGCACGTAGGTTACGCATGATGTCTGCCCAGCTGCTGTTCTGACGTATGTAGTCGTTGGCCTTGCCGATTGCTTCGAGGCTGACATTGATGGTTATGTGGCCAAACTGCTGCCACAGCTCCAGCAGCTGGCTGGGCATGTGCGTGAGATTGGTGTTGTAGCTGATGCTGATGCGATGTGACACTTGCTGCGCCACGCAGGCTTCAAGGATCTCGTGATGCTGCTTTATGATCAGCGGTTCCCCGCCAAGGAAGTTGATGTGCGTGACCGTGGGCAGCGTGCTGAGTATCACCTCCATGGCCCTGGGATCCTCGAACCACTGCTGGTGTGAGGCACGCTGATCAGCATAGCTGTCATGCCTGCCCAGCTTGATGTTGTCTATGGTCCACAGGTGGCTGTTGGCCCAGTTGCACATGCGGCACACTAGGTTGCACTTATTGCCAAAGGTTATGTCCAGATACTGTATGTCACTGCCTGGCAGCAGCGTGCCGTCGCTGGCCGTGGCACGCGGCTGGCAGCTGTATCCCAGATCGCTGTAGACACCGTTCCAGATATGCCTGAAGCTGACACCACCAGTGTCTTCGATCTGCCAGCACTTGCTGCAGCTTGGATGTCTCTCACTCTTAGCGATGCTCTGCCTCACGGCCTTGTGCAGCGGGCTGTTGAGCACTTCCAAGGGTTCAGTGATGTCAGTGATGAATGGATTGCTGAAGTCCTTCCAGTGGCCGTGGTTGTTGCAGCATAGACGTGGCCGGCCGGGACCATCCAGGCTGAGGCTGTTGTAGGCTAGCACGCAGAAGCTGGGATGTTCAGGCACAGGCAACAAGGGCCTCCGTGAGCTCTGGTAATATGTCAGCAGTGTCTATGCCATGCGCTGTGCGCTTGAACACCAACCACTGCTGCAGCCTCAGGCTGAGATCACTGTCAAAGGGCCTGTTGGTCACCACCTGCTGGGCATACGCGATGCCATGATGCATGTCACAGGGGCCTTGAGGAATGCTGCGCTTTAGATCGCGCCAAGCAGACTGCCGAGCTGCCAGTGGCACAGCTTCAACGCTGAGATATGGCGGAAAATCCAAGACTATGGGGAACCATATGCAGGGGGTCCCTATCTCTTGTACCGTGTAGCTGATGTGCCGCAGCAGAGGTCGCATGCTGAGGCAGTTCAGTGCGCTGACCACCGTGAATATCTTGATGCTCTGTGCCATGCCACTGCTGAGATAGCGACGGAAGTTTTGGTCCTTTTCACTCCACACTGTGCCCTGCCGTATGAATTCGTCCTGCGCACCAAAACCGTCTATGCTGATCTGCACTTCTGTCTTGAACTGGCTCAGCTGCTGTATCAGCTTGGGATTCCACAGGGTGCAGTTGGTGGTGAAGCTGACCTCGCAGTCAGTGTTGCCTGCCTCCAGCAGTATGTCCAGATACTGATAGATATTGGCATCCATGGTTGGCTCGCCGCCTGTGATATACAGACGCTGCAGGGTTGGTGCCATGAGTTTGAAGTTGTCAAGGCTCTGCGACCTGCTTATGTAATCACCATCGCTTTTCCATTCTTCGCTGCCATCTGATTTGTTGATGCGCAGCTCCTTGTGCCATTCTTTGGCCAACCACGGCGGTAGCACTGTGTTGTCATCATCCAAAAGCTCACGCCTCTGTGCAGCCACCCTGTCGCTGCTGCCGCTCCAGCAAGTGACGCAGGTTAGGTTGCAGCGAGTGCTGGGCCGCAGCTCAAAACTCACAGGCAAGCTGTCGCTGATCCTACCTAGCAGAGATCTATCCATGGGCTGTGCTTGATTGGCCAGTTGCCGTGGGCTAGCTACCCCGCTGGCTTCGATGCCATAACAGATGCCACAGTCGCTGACCTGTTCACCCTGCAGCATCTTCTGCCGCACGCCCTGCATGTGCTCACCGTTCCAGATGTGCGTAAGGCTGTTGGTGCCCCAGTTCAAGGGAGTGCCGCCCACCTCATGTATGACCTTGAAATCCTGTATGTTGCAGCAGAGCTTGCACTGGCCCATGGGAGTGGTGTTGAGATTGCGCCATGGCATCACGCAGAAGCTGTCAGTGGTCATGTGCGCCTCTTGGGGATGCAGATGTCAGTGCCGCAGTGGCAGTGGTGCTTGCTGCAGGTCACTGTCACGGGCAGGCTGTCCAGGTTCAGCTGCCCAGAGATGTTGCCTATGACTCCGCTGACGCCACAGCTGCCCAGGGTTATGTCGCCATTGATGCCTATGTTGATGCTGGTACCAAGATCGCACTGCCAACCCTCAAAGAAGTTGACGCGCTCTGCTGCCAACCTGTTGCTGTTCACTGGCTGCACCGTGCCGTCGCTCCAATGCTCCATGGTGGCTGTGCTGCCCACTCTGTTCTTGGGCTTGGTCAGCGTCTGCTTGATGCGCAGGTTGTTGTTCATCAGCCAGTCTATCTTGTTCTTGTCGCTGTAGTCATAGGGCTGGGCCGCAGTGCTCATCTCGGCCAGTATGGGTACGTATTCCATGTGCACGTTACCCATGGCATCAAAGATCTCATCAGCACGCGCCATCTGGCTATCCCAGTGGTCCTCGGCCATCATCATGCGTATGGCCAAGTAGTTGACTCTGGTCTCCAAGTACTTGGCATTGGCCATGAACTGCTCGTGCTTGACCCACTCGGGGTGGTAGCTGGCCACCACGTCGTCGAAGTAACTGTGGAACCTCTCCCACCACACCGTGGGCCTGCTGAGGTTGGTGTTGATGGCCACCGTGACGTCATAGTCGCTGCTGAACTTGAACCAGTCCAGCATGGGTATGAGCCCCTGCCAGTGCGTGGGTTCGCCTCCGCTGAGGAACAGCTTGATCCTCTTGAAGCCTCGGTCGCGCATGGCAGCCAACATGGTGGCCATGTTGCGCTGGTAGGCCTTGATGTCAGTGTTGGGCTGTGTGCCGCCATAGTTGCCAGGGTTGCAGTAGCCACAGCGATGGTTGCAGACATCGCTGGTCTGCCAGGTGATGAACAGCACTGGCTCGCCGCTCCAGTCTATCCTGTCCAGCTGAGCACCAGTAGTCACTGCTGAAGGCACAGCCGCTGCGGGCACTGAGCGGGGCCGGGCATCAGGATCCATGCTGGCCAGCTCGGGGAACGTGTCAAAGAAGCTTTCCTTGCGCATGCCATCCACCAGCTTGGTCTCGCGGAGGAAGTCAGGGATGAGGTGGCTGTCGTCGCTGCTGTCCATGACGTTGATCACGCTGTCCCAGTTGCTGACATACCAGTCTGGCGTGCCCAGTGACCTCAGCCAGGTCTGGTGCTCGCGTATCTTGTGCCGCGCTTGGTCCTTGAGATGGCTGGGCAGCACTCGCACGCTGCTGTGGTTGGGCCAGGTCAGTATGTTCAGCCGTGCATGCTGGGGTTCCAGCAGGCCCAGCTCTATCCATTCCCTGTGGAAGTCAGGCAGGTGCAGCACGTTCATGAGGCTCACGGTGGGCGTGATCGCAAACACCACCTTGGGCACTTCTCGCATCAGTCGGCGGCGGTTCTCCACTACCTCGCTCCACACCATGTTCTTGCGCAGATACTCTCCGCGAGCATGGCTGCCATCCAAGCTAGCTGCCACCCTGATGTTGTTGAAGTTCTTCCACAGTTCGAACAGATCACGCTTCTTGTAGTTCAGCACCGTGAAGTTGGTGGTATAGCGCAGCAGCACGTACTTGAGACCTCGGCTGATCCAATGGTCCAGCATGCGATAATGCTCGTCAGTCATGAGGCTCTCACCGCCTGCGAAGTGCACATGCTCAGTGTGGTCCAGATGCGGCAGCAGCTGAGCCCAGAAGTCCCCGGACTTGTTGATGTTCATGATGCGGGGCTGGCTGTATTCTGGCCAGCGAGCCTTGTACTCGTCGTACCATCCACTGCTGAGACCGTGGCCACAGGTCCTGCAGCGCAGGTTGCAGATGTTGCTGAAGCGTATGTCCAGGTATGCCAGGTTCACGCGAGGCAGAGCACCATCATCAGCAGTCTCCGAGACCAAGGGCAGATGCTGCTTGAGCTCAGCATTGCTGCTGATGCGCAGAGTTTCCACGCCAGCTGACTCTTGCTCGTAGCACTTGCTGCAGGCATGGCTGCGTCGACCGGCCAGCATGTTGCGGCGCATGTCGCGAATCAGTTCGCTGTTCCACAGCTGTGCTATGGTCTGATCGTTGAAGTTGCCCAACACGTTGGTGTTAGGGTCCGTGATGCAGCAGGGCATGGTGCGGCCATCTGGCCAGAAGTGCATGTGCGTCCAAGGCAGCATGCAGAACACTTCATTCTTCTTGGAGTCTATGAGATCATCAGTGTTCATGGATCTGAGCGCACTCCCTGTAAAATTCAACCAGCTCTGGGAAAGTGGCCGTGAAATCCGTGTGCCGTCGGCGATCATGCTCCGTGAACCAAGCATGGAAGTCTCGCCTGCCCTCTGTTATTTTATCCTCTGTGTACGCAGTGGTCTCCATGTATCTCACCACTCGTCGGAACTTGTCTACCTCCAGGGTGCCAAAGGCCTGCTTGTTCTCGTCATCCTCGTGAGCTTCCATGTAGGCCAACGCAGCATGCATATAGGGCATGAATTCTGCCTTGGGCAGTATGTTGATGTCATACTGCAGTGGCTCTCTGAGATAGGGCGTGTCAAACCGCACGTTGCGTATCTTGGGCTTGGGATCATGTGTGGGAGCATATCGAGCACGCCATTCCAACAGCTTGACCAGCAGTGACTGGAAGTTGGGCACGCTCAGCGCATTGAAGGTGATCATAAAGCTGACGATCTGGCCGCTCACTGTCATATAGGTGTCTAGGTTCTGCTCCCAGGTCGCCAAGTCTAAGCCTGTGCGTATGTATTCTGCCTGTGGACCCCAGGTATCCATGCTGGTATAAAGGCTGAAGCTCTTGATGCAGCCGTGATCCATGAGCTGTCTGACCTTGCGGCTCATGCGCTCCACCAGGATGGGCTTGACTCCCAGATTGCTGTTGATGTTCAGCTCTAGATTGGGCATGGGATTGGCCAGCAGGTCGTCCAGCAGCAGCCAGGTGCTGCTGTGTAACAGAGGCTCGCCGCCAGTGACTCGCATGATGTTCACAGTGTCTCTGATCTGCGGCCACCACTGCCACCAAGCATCCACGAAGGGATTGGAATCTTCTTCGCGTATGTGCAGCCAATCTATGTCGCAGCGATGGTTCTTGACCATGACATAGGGACCGTGGTCTCGTATCTCGTTGTAGTATTTGCTGCTGGCCTTGGGATGGCAGTAGCCACACTTGAAGTTGCACTCGTTGCCAAAGCTGATCTCTATGTACTCGGGCTTGACATCAAAGTTGGCACCCAGTGCAGTGATCTCTGCCAAGCGTTCAGGGCGATAGATGGTGCTGTTGCGTATGTGCCTATCGCTGACATAGCCTGTGCCCATGTCTTCGATCTTCCAGCAGTAGTCGCAGCCCTTGGGCTTGCCCCCGTTCAGCATCTGGCGACGTTCTGCCTTTTTCTCGCGAGTGTTGTGCAGGGCGCCAGGGTCCCAGCCAATGCGCTTTTCGTCTATGGCATGTGGAGCTGGATGATAGCAGCTGTGGGTCTCGCCGGTGTGGAGGTATATGGTGGTATGATGCCATTTGGCCAAGCAGAAGGTAGGACTGATCGCGTCCATCAGGGGTGCCAGCTCATCTATGCGTTGCTTGTCTGCCACTGATCGTTTCCAAGGTCGTGATTTATTATAGCATATAAAGTTGGGCTGATCTATCAAGCCAGGCTGTGGGCAACGTAATTTTCCACGAACGCTAGCTTGCGCTCTGCTAGGATGGGTAGGTATGGGCTGGTCTTGCAGTTTTCCTGCATGAGAAGATCCAGTTCAAATCCCAGGCTAGCCCAATCCCCCAGTGGCCAAGCAGCCTGCTTCATCAGTGGTCGATGTGCGCGAGTGTATTTCATGACCAGCTTGCGTGCCTTGGTCAGGTTCCAGCCACTTTCTTGGTGTGCCCACTCCCAGCTCTGAGTGGGATCAGGGAAGCTGAAACCGTATTTCTGACTGTTGCGGCTGAACTCGCTTTCAAACATGCCTGGACTGATCCACAGCGCAGCCCAGCGCCAATTGTTCATGTTGTTGTCAATCAACCACTGGCCATCAGCTTCGAGCTGTGCTTCTGTCTGTCCAGGTAGACCCACTATCAGTCCCAGCGCCCAGTTGATCTTGCCTTCCCACCGCTGCTGCATCTTCAGCAACCATTCCTTGCCGTGCAGTCCTGACCAACCCTTGCCTATCATCTTGCTGCTGTTGGACTCAAAGCTTTCTATGCCTATGAAAGTGCTGCGCAGGCCGCTTTCCAGCAACAGCTGTTCAGTCTCGGGGCGTGCCCATACCAAGTCAGCCCTGATGTAGCCGATCCATTCCAGTCTAAAGGGCACGCTGGCAGCTATGTCCCTGAGCATGCGCACCTTTTCCACTGTTTCATTAACAGTGTCGTCGATGTAATAGAACCTCGTGACGCCCCAGCGCTCATGGTAGTGCATGATCTCAGCTTTGATGCTGTCAGCACTGCGCAGATAGGTGCCAGGAGTCTTGCCCAGATATTCATAGCTGCAGAACCTACAGCGGAACATGCAGCCACGGCCCAGCTCGATCGGTATCACTTCCCAGCGATCTATGTGATCGTCGTCGGTGAACACGGGACCACAGCTGGTGGTGATATCGAACCGTGGCCTGGTCTGACCAGCTGCTTGGCTGGTCTCATCCAACCATGCCAGCATCTGATCTTCGCCGGCACCCGTGAAACCAGTCCAGCCAGGCTGTAGAAATTGGTTGACTCGAGTTCCGCCCATGACCCAACGCAGGCCAGGGTATTTGGCCGCCACAGCAGCTTGGCCTGCTCTGACCCAATCTGGCATGGGCAATGCCTGTTCTATGGCCTGGCCTGACGATCTAGCCTGAGGATCTTCGTTGGGGAAGAAAGTGGTGCTGACGCCTATGGCCAGGGTGGTGTGATCGATCCATCTTTCCGTGATGGCAACCAGATCTGCCAGGCTCATGCAGCCTGCGAAATCTATCACCTTGACAGCATATCCATTCTGCCGCAACCAGCTAGCCAGCTTGTGTGGTCCAAGAGGTCTCACAGCACTGGCTGTGCTATCATATGTGGCTGGCATGTTCCATAATATGAGCTGAGACATCAGATATTTAACCTTAGGCCAGTGCGGAGATTCCATTATATTTTTGATTGGGCTCGTTGTAAACCACAGATCACGCCGCTATATAATAGAGGTAACGGTGCAGCGGAGAGACAGATGACGGATGGTAAAAAACCAAAAACCACTATCATATTACCCAAGATAAACAAGCCAGATCCCAAGAATTTGCGCAGCGATTTCAAGAACTCGCACAAGCAAAACAGCTACAACGCACCCAAGAACGTCATCCGCAAAGCTGGTCCCAGGGGCGGCTAGACACAAATCCACTTGACAGGCCACACAGATCATGCTAGCTTGGTTGCTAGCACGACCACCATCACGCACACAGGAGCAGGCATCACATGGTTAAACAGCCCAGCAAGAAGGTCGCTAAGTCACGAGAAAGCAGCGAGAGCACCAGCAGCGATCCCGTGCGCTTGTATCTAAGGGAAGTGGGCAAGACACCACTGCTGAACCATGCCAAGGAAATCGAGTTCAGCAAGACCATCGAAAGCAGCAAGCAGCTGATCATGGACACGCTGTTTGCTGTGCCCATGACTGTGCAGACCATCGACGGTTGGATCGCTGACATACAGCATGGCACCAGAGCCGTTGACACGGTGTTTGATCTTGAAGGCGACGAAGATGGCGCGCTCAGCGAAGAGCTCAACACACAGCTGACCGGCGTGCGCGATCTCTGTGCCAGCTATCTCAGCGATACCAGCAAGAAAGCTGCCAAGGACGAGCTGATTGCCGCGTTCAATGAGCTGAATCTCTTGCCTGCCAGCATCGGCATGATCATGGAGCGCCTGCAGGGAACCAATAAAAAGCTGCTGGAGGGCGATGGTGCGCTAATGCGGCTAGCGCTGGACTGTGGCATCGATCGCAATGACTTCTTGGAACGCTATGTGGGCCATGAGCACATGACATGGCTGCAGGATACCAAGGGCAAGAAGTGGGACAAGCTCAAGCAGAAAGCCAACGAGATCGGACACTGGGTGGGCATGATGCAGGAACAGGCAGACGCTGCTGGATTGCCAGTGGGCGAGCTGCGCACCGCAGTGCGAGTGCTGCGCCATCAGAGCAAGGTCAAGGACGATGCCATCGCAGCCATGGCCAAGGCCAACCTGCGCTTGGTGATCTCAGTGGCCAAGAAGTACAACCAAAACAGCTATAACGGTGGGCAGCTGCTGGACCTCATCCAAGAGGGCAATATCGGCCTGCTCAAGGCCGTGGAGAAGTTCAAGTGGCAGCTGGGCTATAGGTTCTCAACTTACGCCACATGGTGGATCCGACAGGCCATCATCAAGGCAGCCACTGAAAGCAATCGCACCATCCGCATCCCCAGCCACGTGTTGGACACGCTGAAAAAGATACAGAAAGCCACCAAGGAACATCTGTTTGTCACGGGACATGAACCCAGCGTGGAAGAGCTGGCCAAGATGCTGAACTGTGACGTGGAAAAGATCAATCGCACGCTGCGAGTGGCCAAGGATCCAATCAGCTTGGAGACGCCCGTGGGCGACGAAGAAGAGGGCAAGCTGGGCAATCTCATCCAAGACACGGAATCTGAGAATGCGTTTGAGCAGATCGCCAAGGCAGAGATCACCGAGGTAATAGGCGGTGTGTTGGAAGGACTGAGCAGCAGAGAAGAGCGCGTGCTGCGCATGCGCTTCGGCATCGGTACCATGCGAGAGTATACCTTGGAAGAGATCGGCAATCGCTTCAACGTCACTCGTGAGCGCGTGCGCCAGATTGAAAACAAAGCCTTGGAGCGTCTCAAGAACCCACAGCGTGCCAAGGACATCCTGTCAGCGATCTTGGACCAATGAACGCGCGGCAGGCAGGGGTGGTCCTGTTAACCACGCTGCTCGGTGGCTGTGCCAGCCTCAGCACTGTACCCGAGGTCCAGCAGTTTGATCGGCATGATCCTCGGCGAGGAACCGTGCAGCAGAGCATCAACACTCAGCCCGAGGGCGTGGACGCACAGGGGGCAGTGCTGCTGCGCATAATCAAGGAAGACCACGAGCTGGAACTGTGGCGACAGCAGCGAGATGGTGCATGGATACTTGCCAAGACCTATCCCATCTGCAGGTTCAGCGGTGGTCTGGGTCCCAAGCGGCGCCAGGGAGATCGACAGGCACCAGAAGGCTTCTACAGCATCACTGTGAGCAGCTTGAACCCACACAGCCGCGAGCATCTCAGCATCAACACTGGTTATCCCAACCAGTTTGATCGCAACTGGGGCTACACTGGCAGTGACGTGATGATACACGGAGGCTGCAGCAGCGCAGGCTGCTATGCCATGACAGATGCCAGCATGGAAGAGATCTATGCTGCTGTGCGTGATAGCGCACGCTATGGACAGCAGTCAGTGCAGCTGCAGATCTACCCTTTCAGGATGACTGACTGGCGCATGCTGGGTCTGACACATGATCACAATCTGGCATTTTGGTTAGAGCTCAAGCGTGGCTGGGATTGGTTCGAATCTCACAGAGCCCCAGTGCCCATGACTGTGTCGGGCAGGGACTACGTGCTGGCAGACAGGCGATGATTGATCACGTTCCAGTCAATGATGCGCCATATGGTCTTGAGATAGTCCTTGCGCAGCGTGAATGGAGTGTAGCTGTGCTCCCAGAGGTCAATGGGCATGACCACGTCTGATCGCCAGCTTTGGTTCTTCAGCGTCTTGATCTCACCATTCTTGGCCATGTAGCACCAACCGCTGCCCTGAAGGTCAAGCGCGGTTTTGGTAAACGTTTCCTTGAACTCATCCCAGCCCCCCTGTGTCTTTTCCATGAGATCAGCGACAGCGCCTCGAGGCCTGTTGTTGAGCTTGGGTGCCATCAGCTGTGGCCACCAGAGGTTGTGCAGCAGCGCTCCTGCCCTGTTGAATCCTGGATCGCCCTCGCCCCGGTTGTAGCGATCCACATAGCCCTTGCTGAGCACGCTGTAGTGGAATTCCACCACCTTGCGCTCCATGATGGGTTCAAGTGCGCTCATGGCATAGGGCAATTTTATCAGCTCTAGCTGTTCTTTTTGCTTGGATTCGGCGAGATCTTGGAGTTTCATGTGCTTATTTAGCCGATCTTTTCGCTTGTGAAAGCACAGATCTGTGTTAGTATTGCTGTAATGGAAAGGAGTCCTGCCATGAAGAAGATGCTGATATCCTGCGCATTTCTGGCTCTCAGCGCTGTCCAGAGCTGGGCCGACACACAGACCCTCGGTGCCTACTATGTGCCCATCGGACAGAACTATGTGAGCTGGGCTTACCCGTTCATCAACCTGCAGACGGCTATTGGGCGAGGTCTCACGGGACGCGGCGTGACCGTGGGCGTGTTTGACACGGGCATCAACGCCAGCAGCTACAAGTTCTCGGGCAACATCGCAGGGCCAGGCTACAACATCTACACTGGTGGTAGCGTTACCACTGACGGCAATGGTCACGGCACCTTCGTCAGCAGCCTCATAGCTGCCAACACTCAAACACAGGGCACTGCAATGACCATGTATGGCGTGGCCAGCAGCGCCAAGATACTGCCCATACAGGTCATGAACAGCTCGGGTCAGGGCAGCTGGACAGATGGCCAGCTGGCAGCGGGCATCAACTATGCTGCCAACAACGGTGCCCGGGTGTTCAACAACAGCTGGGGCACCAACCTCATGATGAGCCAGGTCAGCACTGCTGCTGTGCTCAAAGAGAACGCAGCGACCATCAGTGCCTACGAGAAAGCCTCGGCCCGAGGCGTGGTAAACGTGTTTGCCGCAGGCAACTACGGTACCAGCAGCCCAGACTACTATGCTACCCTGCCCAGCATCAACAGCAAGCTGTTGGGCAGCTGGATCGTGGTAGCAGCTGCTGACACCAACGGCGCCATAGCCAGCTGGAGCAACAGATGCGGTATAGCAGCCAGCTATTGCCTCACAGCCCCGGGTTCAAACATCGTGGGCCTCTATGGTAACCAGCTGGCCCTGGGCAGCGGCACCAGCTTTGCTGCGCCGATCGTCAGCGGTGGTATCGCGCTGCTGATTCAGCAGTGGCCCTATCTCACTGGACAGCAGATCACCAGCCTGCTGCTGCGCACCGCCAACAAGACAGGAATCTATGCCAACTCTGCCATATACGGGCAGGGCATGATCAATCTTGCTGCTGCCACCGCACCGCAGGGTGCCGTGGTCATACCCACTGGCTCGGACGTGAAAAGCAGCAGCATACCTCTGGCCCTAGGCGGGCTCAGCCTGCCCTCGACATTTGGTCACGTTGACACCCTGGGCAATGGCATGATGGTGCTGGACGACTATGGACGCGCCTATAGCCTAGGTCTCAACAGCGTGATGACCAGCAGCAGAAGCACAGTGGATCTCACAGCGCAGCTGTCCAGGTTTGGACAGGAAAGCCTGGTCCAAGAAGCCGCAGGCTTCAAGGTAGGCTTGGTGGATGATGCCAATGCCGCGCAGGGATTGGCTCCAGTCACGCCATTGCCGGGCCTTGGTAACCCTTACCTCAGCATGGGTCAGGACCAAAAGCTGCTGATCAGCAGCCAGGGTGTTACGGTATGGTACAGCCAACACCAAACACCTGACAGCACAGATCCACTGCTGACGCCGCAACAGCTGTCACAGCCCAGGATCATGGGTGCGTTCTATCAGTGGCGAGATCTGCAGCTGGGCATGGTGCACGAAGAAAACAGCCTCTATGGGCAGCAGGCTGCTGTGGGTAGCAGCTTGGCCACTGGTGCCGACACGGCATTTGCTAGCCTGGGCCATGCATGGCAGCTGGGATCAGGCTATCAGCTGGATGCCAGCGGTAGCCTTGGCATCAGCAAGCTGGCGGGCGTGAACCAATTGGTCAGTGGCACGGAACCAGTGGTGCTGGCCAGTGCTGCGCTGGGCATCAGCAAGGTGGGTGTGTTCGCAGAGTCAGACAGGCTGGGTCTCGTGGCCAGCTTGCCAAACCACAGCATCAGTGGTTCGGCCAATCTCAGCTTGCCAGTGAGCCGTGACTTTGATGGCAACATCAGCTATCAACCACAGCGGATAAGCTTGGTGGGTACTGGCACGGAAACGGATCTACAGGCCTACTGGACCAACAGCTTCAGCGAGCGCAGCAAGCTCACGGTAGCTGCGGGACTGAGGCTGCAGCCGGACGGTGATGCCAAGGCTGGCACGCAGGGCGTGGCTATGCTGCGATATAACTTGCGGTTCTGATAACAGAGATCACACACTGCTCGCAGAAGGGATCACAGATGCTCAAGGAAAAACCGCCAAAGAACAGGGTTTACATAGAGTGCAGCGACACGGAACGCAGGGTCAAGGGTGTGATCATACGCAAGCAAGACGCTGAGATGGAAGTGGAGATGCCCACTGGCTACGTGATGCACATGAGGAGACGAAATAAACGCAGCCCATTCGTGCTGCGCCTTGGCCTGTTGGAGTTCTACAGCGATGGCAAGGAAGTCAGCTAGGCAGGAACAGTAGTACCAGTGTACACAAAGCTGGTTTGGCCCTTTTGGCTGTACACGAAAAGACAGCTGCCGCTGGACAAACACAGTCCCTGCAGCTGTGTCATGTGATTTGGCGGGACCATGGTGTCATAGGCTATGAATCCATCATCTGATAGCACCAAGCTGTTGCTAATTCCCACCCTGATGTAGTCACTGTCTCGGCCAAGATCCAAGTCAATGTTGCCACTGTTGACTTCTGGATTGCCTTGGTTCACTATCAGCAAGCTGCCCTGTGCACCGCTGTTGCTGCCACCAGGAGCCGTGTACATGAGCACTGTGACATACTGCGTGGGTTTCAGCTCTGAGAATATCTGGAAGGTCATGCGTGCTCCTGTGCCACTATTTAACGGTCACAGCAGCCCTGACCTCACCATGCTGTGATTGAAAGCCACGGTTCCCAGATGCTGCAGATCCCTGCTAAGCAGATTATCGATCCATATCTCGTGTCCTAGCTGGCGAGCCTGTGAACAGAAATAAAAGTCCTCGCCCATGTGGTCACTTGACTCTGGGACCCAGACTGTCTGGAACCTGGGCGCAGCCATTTCACGCAGCAGATCAGTGGTTACCAGCATGCAGCCCATGCCCACGCCCTGCACTGCCGTGAGGTCTGGTTCTGTGCCATCGTTGATCACATAGCTGGTCCAATCGTTCAGCTGAGTGTAGGCCACGGTCTTGTGTGGATACTGCCTGGTCACGTAGTTGCCCGCTACCAAGGCTAGATCATGTGCCAGCAGACGCTGCACAGTGTCAGGTGGGAACATCATGTCGCTGTCTAGCCACAGCACGTGGCTGCTGCCAGCTTCAAGGGCCATGTTGACCAGCTGCTCACGTTGGTTCACTATCAGCGTGCCTATGTGGAAATGTGGTAGCACCTCCAGGCCTGCCATGGCACAGTGCTGCAGCAGCTTGGCCAGATCAAAGGCAAAGGCTGCGTGCACGCTGTCACGGCAGGGCACACAGATGCTGACCTGGCTGGTGCGAGCACGAGCACGGCGAATCATGCTGCTCATCGTCAGCTGCGCTTGGTCTTCTTGGCCACGGTCTTGGCTGGTGCTGCCTTGGTCTCGACCACAGGGTCGTCTGCTGGTTCTGCCACAGGAGCAGCAGTCGGCAGGGTATTGGGCCTGTTGATGCCAGCGCTGTGCTCTGCCTGTTCAGCGGTCTTCTTGAGGAAGGTAGCAAACTGGTTGGTGATGATCACGCTCTTCTTGTAGTCTGCCAGAGGCAACAAGCTCAGCTGTCCCAGGCTCTGCTTGCTGGTCTGCTTGTCGCTCAGCAGCTCAACACCAACTTCACGTCCCAGCACCTCGCTCCAGTTGTCACCTTCGCTGCCTTCAAACCCACTGACAGCATCTTCAAATTCTGCGTCATCGTAGGTATCGATCCAGCTATCCACCTGCTTGAGCTGCTGTTCCGCGTCGCGGCGCTGTCGTGCCAGCTGGTTGATCTCTGCGGTGATCTTGCGCTGCTGCGCACTCAGCTCAGCCTGTAGGCTGTCAATCTCAGAGTTAAGTGTTTCTATGCTGTCGGTGAGCTGCTCCTTCTGCCGTAGGGCATAACGCACTTGGCGATGCCAGCTGCCCTGTGCTTCCATCTCAAAGTTACGGAACTCATAGTCAGACCTGCTGGCTATGCGATCCAACAAGTCTCTTGCGCGTGCGATTTCCATGCTGATCTCCACTGTGATTATCTCATAGTGTAGGACTTGAGCATGTCACAGTCAAGATATCAGACGTAGTTGAATGGTCCTATCCTGCCGCCAAAAGTTGCGCTCAAAGGAGTGATCTGGCCTGCTGTTCTCAGCCCGCTCTTGCTGACACCCAGCATGGCATTGAGGCTCACATTGGTTCCCCCAGGTGGTAGCGCACCCGCTGTGTATGCTGCCCACACACCGCCCATCCTGATGGCCGTGCCTGTGGCTGGGATTGGTGTTACCATCTGATCGCGCTCCTCGCCACATTATATACCAATGCGCTCACCATGTCTATCACGACGCCAACTGTATGAGCTGGAGAGTGACTGTGATGGCCACCGTGCTGCCGCTGTTGTTGGTCACTGACAGCGGTATGTTGGTAGCAGGTGAGATCTCGCTGCTGAAACCCAGGCTGCCAGGAGATATGACCTGCGTGTTGGCTCCTGTGTTTATCACTTCGGCTATGAGACCACTGCCCGGCGCGGGATCTGTGCCCTGGGTCCTTGATTGGTCAGCCGTGACCGCCGCGTTGCTGGTATAGATCCTGATCCAGGCAGCTGCACTGGTCTCTATGCTCAACAGGCCATAGGCTGTGAAACCGCTGGCAAACACGTGAGCGTTGGCTCCGTTGGCCAAGCTGCTGGTGGTCACGCTGGCAGTGGTGATGCTGGGCAAGCTGCTGCCCGTGGGTCCCGTGGTGCCAGTTGCACCCGTGGGTCCAGTAGAACCCACACCTGGACCGGTTGGACCCGTGACAGCGCTGGCTGGTCCAGTAGGTCCGGTGTTGCCCGTCCATCCAGTGGGGCCCGTGATGATGCTGGCTGGTCCAGTAGGTCCTGTATGCCCTGTGGGGCCGCTCACAGTGCTGCCTGGTCCCTGTGGACCTGTGTGACCTGTGTAGCCAGTATAACCCGTGGGTCCAGTAGCGCCGGTCAGCGTGGCTGATCCGGGTGCGCCAGTAGGTCCGCGCAGTCCTGGACCACCTGTTGCCCCAGTTGGACCCATGGCACCTGTGTTGGTTGCGGTACCAGGTGCACCCGTGGCACCTCGCGGTCCTGTGGCTCCAGTAGCGCCAGTGTTAGTGGCCGTGCCAGCCACACCCTGAGGACCCTGCTGCCCTGTGGGACCAGTAGCGCCAGTGTTCACAGCCGTGCCGGGCGCGCCAGCAGGACCTGTGGGACCACCAAGAGGACCTGTGGGGCCTGTTGGACCCTGTTGGTTAACTACGGGATATGAATAAACGCTCATGGGCACTCGCAGGATTGATGTTGGATATTTAGCCCATAAATATCAGCATGGTCTACTATCCCTTACCTCTCACACAGCCGGGCGTGAACATCCGACAGGACTACAGCCCCACATTCCAATATACCATACCAGCCAGCCAAACTGACTGTTGGCCCATGAGGCTGGCGCCTGATTGGCAGCAGTGCGTGGTCACTGGCAACCAAAGCACGTTCTGGAGCCAGCAGCAGGGTACCATGCTGATGTGGCTCAGCATAGATCCCAACGGTATCAACGTGATACCACCTGGCATGGCAGGCAACCGCATCAATCTCAACGGCCTTGGCTGCACCGTGTGCTACTACGCAGATACCCTGAACAGGGACCAAGCTAAGCCCGCGCAGGCACACATGCCTCTGAACGTGAATCAGCTGGGCACGGGCGATATCCCTGCCTACTGGTTGAATGTTCAGAACATAGACAACATGCAGAACGCTTACTATCTGCAGTTCCACTACTACAACCAATACACGTTCTTCATACAATAACGGTAGACAGTGCCGGATAACCGTGCTATATTCACAGCATGAACACACGTAAATTCCTCACTGAAGTCACGGTACTTGACACTGAAACTACCAATCTCATAGCCGAACAAGCAGAGATCGTGGAACTGGCCAGTGCCAGGTTTGACGATAGCAATGGTTGGGTTATCCGAGACAGGCTGTTCAACGCACGCCAGGGCATCCCTCCGGCTGCCAGCGCCAAGAACAACATTAGCCCCAGGATGATCCAAGATCAGCCATATTGGGATCAATGCACCAAAGAAATCAAAGACATGCTAGCTTGGGATAAAGCCAAGTACTTCGTAGCACACAACTGCAGTTATGACCAGGCAGTGCTGGCTGCAGCTTGGGATCGCTGTGGCAGCGCAGCAGACGTGGCTAGCTCGCGTGACCAATCAGATTGGATCTGCACATGGCGGCTCAGCAAGCAGATCCTGGGTCACGACTTTGGAGATATCGAATACGGTCTCAATTATCTCAGATATCTGTTGGATCTGCCTGTACCAGATAGCCATGTTAGCCACAGGGCTGGTGCCGATACGCTGATGTGTGCGCTGCTGCTGGAACGTTTGATCAGCATTGGTGTGGAGAAAGACCTGCTAAGCCTCGACGCCGACCTTGGCAGTCAGCTACATGCACTGTGCTGGAGCACGATCCAGATCGCAGTTTGGCCCTTTGGCAAGTATCGCGGTGTGGCACTGACTGAGATCCCAGACGATTACTGGGTCTGGGCGCTGAAGAACCTGCCCGCTCTCAACGACACAGACGCTGGCTATGACCGCGATCTAGCAGAAAATGTTAGGCTGCTACTGGAAGCAAGGCTGGCCGACGCATCCTGATCACTCGCGCAGCCTTGAGCATCTTGCGCAGATGCACACGCTTGCCCCAGTCATAGCTTTCGCGATGAGTCTCGCGAAAGCCCCACTGCCTATAAATCTTGAGATTGCGCGACATCTTGCTGTTGGTGTAGAGTCGCAGCTCTGAGAATCCCAGCGTGCGAGCCCGGCTTTCGGCAAATGCCAGGGTCTGTTGGCCCAGTCCCTGCCCTTGGCTGGCAGGATTCACGCACAGTGCCTGTATCATGAGATGATCATCAGCGGGAGTCAACACAACCATGGCATTCACGCCATCTGTGCTGTCTCTGAGCCACAGGTTCTTGGCAGCTATGTGACCGTCAAAATCCTCGAGAAACGTTGGTGGTGTGCGGCCTAGCAGCGGGATATAAGCTGAGTAGGCATGGTACACGATGTGCCACACATGATGCATGTCAACGAAGGTGGCACGTCGGAATGGAGCTGGCTCTGTGCCAGATAGAGGTAGGTTGTACACTGCATGAAACCCCCTGCTCCTGGATCACTTGTATACCCAGGTCCTAAAGTGAATTTATTTAGTGATCTAGGCTGCACGGCAGCAATATAGATCAATATTCGGAGAAAAACATGGAACCGCGCAGGGCAAAGATAGCTGTATTGTTCAGGGGGCCAGTGCGTCCCACCGTGGCCAGCACGGCACAGCGCGTGCGAGAGTTCATGGCACAGTTTGAAGGAGTGCAGAACGCAGACGTCACTACCTATCTGGCCACATGGCGGTCATGGAAGGACCAACGCGCCACTGAGCTGCTGAGTCAGGATCTGTTTGACAACGTGATCATGCAGACTGAACCCACAGAAGCACAGATAGCTCGTGCCACTGCGCTCGAGACGCTGCCCAATGGCGCAGACATACGCCCTGTGTTCAACATGTATTACCAGAGCAAGACTGCGTTGGACCTGATCTATATGGCAGACAGCTATGATTGGATAGTGCACACCCGCACGGACTTGGTGATGCAGCTGGGTCCTCACATACCTCAGTGGTTTGATCAGGGTGCCTACACAGCGCCTCATGTGCCAGGAGTTATGGCGCCGCATGCGCCACACATAGCCCCAGAGGATCTGTGGATCTGCGATCAGTTTGGCATAGCGCCGGCTGACATGATGCATGCTGCTTGGAACTATGGCAGCATCAGAGATCTGGGACAGAGGATAGAAGCTGCTGACAAGCCCGAAGCAGTGCTGCAGACTGTGATGACCGAACGAAACATACCCTGGCGAGCACCACCTTATGTGGCTTGGCAGCTTGACCCGCAGCGCAACAGCTGATATAATTACTGTACATCAAGCCAAGGATCAACAATGACATACGTGGTCGTAGACAACTGCATCAAATGCAAATACATGGACTGTGTGCAGGTATGCCCAGTGGACTGTTTCTACGAAGGCGAGAACATGTTGGTGATCAATCCAGACGAGTGCATAGACTGCGGCGTCTGCGAGCCAGAGTGTCCAGCCGATGCGATCCGTCCAGACACTGACAAGCGACAGGATCTCACACGTTGGCTCAATCTCAACGACGAGTACAGCAGGACATGGCCTCAGGTCACCAAGGCTCGCCCGCATGAGGATCATGCCAGGGACTATGATGGTGAACCCAACAAGTTTGAGAAGTATTTCAGCCCGCTCCCAGGTACTGGAGACTAGCTCCAGTTACCCACGGCTAGGTTACCACTGGTGGTGTTGCCTATGGGGTATATCCTCATCCAGCTGCCTGGTGCTACCTGGAACACCGTGGGATCGGCACCACCGCTGATTGTGATCTGGGGCGTAACTGTGCCGCTGCCGCTCACGCCTATCACGCCCTTGATGTTGAACGCATGGTTGAACGATCCTGCACCGGGACTTGCCGTGATGCTGACAAAGGTGTTGAATCCTGCTGTGACGTTGCTGTACATGCTGTTGGTGGCAGCTATGGTTACGTTGCTGGCTGATGTGTTGGTGTAGGCCACGTAGTTGTGTTCGGTCAGCGTGGCAGTCCCAGCTACAGCATATTGAAGGCCGCCTGTGCCAGCTCCAGTTTGAGTCCTGAGCACGCTGGCCCAGATCTCGTAAGCATAGCGAGTGTTGGCCGACACGTTGGCACTGAGCGTGAACACGTTGGCGCCA